GTCAGTAACTTTAACTTGATTTGCTGCACCTGCCGCAAGATTAAGAACTCCACTAGAAGTGATTGTTAAATCTGTTCCATCGCCTTCAATCTTTTCTCCATCATCTCCAAATACCATTCCAACATTGTTGGGTAAATTTACATCAGATGTTGCTGTTAGCGCGATGTCTGCACCGGATGTAATGGTTAAATTTGTACTGTCGCCTTCAATTTTTTCACCTGTTCCAAAAGTAATTCCCACATTAGCTGGTATTACAACATCCGCGACGGCTGTCAAATTAATGTTATTGCCAGCGATCGTTAAGTCTGTTCCGTCACCTTCGATCTTTTCACCATCATTACCGAATGTTAAACCGATGTCTGATCCAATGTTAATGTCACCACCACTGCCAACTGTGATTGACAAGTCAGTTCCGTCTGATTCAATTTTTTCTGTTGTAGCAAAAGTAACTCCAACGCCAGACGGTATGTTAACATCCGCAACGGCTGTCAAGTTAATGTTATTACCGGATATGGTTAAATCCGTTCCATCTCCTTCAATCTTTTCACCGTCGTTGCCAAAAGTGACTCCAACGTCGGATGGTATGTTCACATCCGAGGTTGCCGTTAAATTAATGTCAGCGCCGGACGTGACAGTTAAATCTGTATTATTTCCTTCAATCTTTTCGCCTGTACCAAATGTAATACCAACATCCGCTGGAATGACAACATCCGCAACGGCTGTTAATTTAATATTATTACCACTAATGGTTAAATCAGTGCCATCTCCTTCAATCTTCTCTCCATCATCACCAAATGTCATTCCAACATCTGCTGGAACATTGATATCTGAAGTAGCTGTCAATGCAATATCAGCACCAGAGGTGATAGTTAAATTTGTACTGTCCCCTTCAATCTTTTCTCCCGTGCCAAAAGTAATTCCTACATTGGCTGGAATAACCACGTCCGCCGTGGCCGTTAAATTAATGTTATTTCCACTGATGGTTAAATCAGTTCCGTCACCTTCTATTTTCTCCCCGTCATTGCCAAAGGTCATGCCAATATTGGCAGGTATGTTTATATCAGCGCCGGAAGTTAGATATAAATCCGTCCCGTCACCATAAATATATTCCCCGCCTTCATCATAAAGATATATTCTTTTTGAGCTATCTACTACAACATCATCTTCAATCTTAAGATGATCCTCATCTTCCATCCAGGTAATGACACCATCACTTGTTTCACCGTCAAACTTTAAAGAATAGTCAACACCAGATGCGCCTCTACCAATTATAAAATCATTACTACCGTCTAGGTGTCCAACCTTGCTTGCTGGCAATGTTGCAAAAACATCTTTTGTACCTGCACTGAAAGTTACAGCAGAATCACTGTTTGAACTAGTGAGTACGGTTGTTCTTGCCAGTGTGTCCGTAGATGCATCGGTTACGGTTCCAAGACCGGTCTCCCATTCCGCCTCATCACGGTTAACAATGGCATAATAAGTTGTATTACCATCACCAATTCCCGCAACAAATGTCTGGAATCCTGAAACAGCTCCGCTTAAATCAAGCGTACCTGTTCCTGTTGTCGTCGATGTTTCCTTTACTCTGTCATCTAATACGAGAGCCATGTATTATCTCCTATGCCAGTCGTAGAATAGCGTTACTTGCATCTGCTGTTGGAAATTGAATTGTAAATGTTCCGCTTGTTGACGTCTTGTCACCACCAAAGTCCAATACGCATACTGCCTTGTTGGATTCACTACTGTTATAAATCAGTGCGCCTCTTGCCGTGATTGTCGCTGACGTGAATGATATGTCAGAAAAATCAGTAAGAGCAGTCGTTCCACTTGTTGTTGGCGTCACGTTTGTTAATGATCCACCTCCAGCCGTGTAGGTTCCTGAAGCGGAAACTTCATTGGAACTGGAATAAGCGGATGTAGAAGCACTTAGAGTAGCGTCACTTGAGTACAATGCAATCTTGAACGTATCCCCTGTTGTGGCTGTAAAGTCATGCGTTTCAACAAGAATTTCCTGTTTAAAGCTTGTACAGACAGCTTGAGTTATTGCCATGTTTTATCCTCCTGTGGATTTCTGTTGTGTTTGCATGCCTGGTACTTTTAGTTCACCATGCATATATTCGTCTCTTCGGTGCCTTCCTTGTTGTTCTATCATCAACTCTTGTATGGCACGTTGATATGATTGTTCGTATAATTGCAGCATTTCCGCTGGTCCCTTCAAGAATTTGAAGGCTTCTGCAAGACTTCCGTAAAGCAACGCCGATGGGGCATTATTCCCCAACCATGAGGTTGTATTGGAACTGGACAGTCTTGTTGGTAGTCTGGTAATTCCTACTTCTATGTTATATGCTGAATCTGGCGTTGGCGCAAGATAAATTGAGTTTTCATCCCACCACGCCCAGTATTTAGGTGTACTAGTAGAAGTTCTAACTGGCCAGTATTCATTCATGAAACTGATGTCTCGTTGCTCCAGGAATGTCCTTGTCGCTGTTCCTGATGCAGGATAAATATGAACTGTTCTGATTGTAGACAATGATGTAGGATCTGGAGAAGATCCACCTGGTAAGGATACAAAAGGATTATCAGCCGTTACAGTTGTATACTGATGCGATTTGAAAGCATCCAAATCAGCTTCCCTTAATATCCTGTTCTCTGTATGTTCAATAAAGTCGTCCGTTATTGTGGACGTCAACACATCAGTGCTTGTTTCCGTATAATTTAAAATCTGTGTTGTTAATTCAGCGTATGTTGTCATTATGCACTCAATGTTGCCGGTCCGGCAGAGACATATCCACCCCCGCCATTGCCAGTTATTCCTGCAGCTGTTGAAACTGCGAAAGTATAAAAATCATCATCTGTTTTTGTAATGCTATATCCATCAGAATCTTCCAATTCATCTACATCAGCTCCAAATATATGTCCTCTGACATCCCTGAACCTTACAGTATCACTGCTTGACCGTCCATGGTCAGGTTCAAAAACTGATATTGTTGCACTACTTGCTGTAAACCTAAAAGGATTTAAAGGCAGTAATGTTGCAACAGCACTTTCACCCCTATCCGGTCTAGCATACTGCAATGCTTCCTTATCAGCAGAATGCTTACGAGGATGATCCTGTGCCGTCTTTGGTTCATATTCACTTTTATGAACACGCGCACCGTTCCATTCCTTCACCATTTCTCGATATGGGAATTCCATTCCGCTACGATCAGAAATGAACTTAGCGTATCTTCCTCTAGCGTAAGCCATTTATTTTACCATTTAGAATCTTTAGATCCTACCCAATGATACTTGCCACCTTTAGTGGCCGCACCCATGTTTTGCATGGTTCCGGAAACATTTCCTTTTGCTAGTGAAACAGATTTTGCCTTTTCCTTAGCCTTAGCTTCAGGGACAGAATTAGTTCCTCTATCACTCCAGTTTCCTTTTACTCCACCGTTAGAACTTCTTCCGGCATTAGTATCTTTATTCCAGTTTGGATTACTCATTATTCCTCCTTTTTACATTCGCAGTTTGTGCATTGACAATTGTCTCCACAATCACAATCACGACCGCATTTTTCACATTTAACCATATTACCCCCTATGGTATATATGCCTGTGCCGGTTCAACCCTGAACGACGTACGTTCACGGTCATTTTCAGCAGCACGTTTAAATTCCTCATCATACACCGCTTTTAAGTTTGCACTTAGCATTGGTGCCCTCTTTAAGCTTATATAGTAAGCCAACCCTGCAGTCAAACACGGAAGAAAATAGAATGGAACATCGGCGTTATTAACGTAATCACCGGCGTCCTGTATTCTGCCAATATAAAAATATTTGAAAATATAAGCCTTATCCGGACTCGGATATAGGAAAAGAGTCATGTCATATTCCGGGCGACCACTAGAGGAAGATCCTCCAGTTGTAACCGTTCCAGGAATTAAAGACCATTGTGTGGGTCTTGCATCCCCAGTTGACGATTTCTCCTTTCTGGTAAGATTCATGAATTCTTCGCGTGAAATTCTAGCAACAGAAACATCAGTAGTACTGCTGTCACCCTCAAGGTTTGCAGTCGCTCCAGTTGTCGTTGTGATTGTCGCGTCCAGAATGTCCACGACCTTTTGATCAACCCCGTAGAAATTTGTTCCAGCCGTCAATGTCTGCGTGGCATAGGCAACGGTCCATAGATTCAATCCACGGTTCGCCCATTCCGCAAACATAAGGTTTAAGGATCTTTTTGCTGTCTTTAAGTCATAGCCACTTCGCGCTTCCAATTGGCAACGCTCCAATGCTTCTTCTATGATTTCCTCTATTGAGAGGTTAAAGGTTTGTGTGCCTGAATAAGCCATTTAAACCCCTTAATATGATTTTCTTAATTGTAATACAATCGTGT